GAGCATTGGCGCCAGCGTACAGATCCAACGTGTCTGTTTCACCTTTATTAAGATAAATGTTTGATCCAAATATTGTTAAGGACGAAACGGAATTCGGGCCTGTTACAGGTCCAATAGCATCTTTATAAAAAATCGAAGTAACATTAGACAAAAATGCTTGACCCGTTACATCAGGATTATTAACATGATTAAAATTACCAAATAAAGATATAGCAGCATCACCCTGCCTCTCCGGTGGGGCACTTGGTTCGAGAGTTATTCCTGGCTTGAATACCATCGAACCTGTCATAATCAAGTTGCCGTGTCTGAACTGATCTGCCGCTGTCGGATTATATTGACCAAAATTTTGTACACCCTGGTGTAATACAGAATATGGTCCGATATATTTTTCTGTGTTGATAAAGAGATTTTGTACATCGTCTAAATTATCAAAAGTTACAGCATTATTTGCAGTAGCAGGATTAGCTAAATTAGTAGTGTCAGTTGCTGGAACGATATAGCCGTTCGCCAGCTTTGTTCCTAACAGAAAAGAATACGATGCACCAATTGTAAATGACTTGGCTACTTTTTCTGTGTCTGTATAAGTTTTTAATTCAGCATTTGCATTGTCCACATACGTTTGCATGTCTGTATTCGATGCATCCACATAACTTTTGTTTGCAGCGTCTGTGTCATTTACAGGCGATTGTAAATTATTAATATAATTTGTGCCTAGGTCTAAATTTCCTGACATGGAAATATTTCCAGTGCTAGAAATTCGATCATTTCCTACTGTAACAACATTAGACTCTGCGGCTGCAATCGATGCTACTAATGTGTTAGACAGTGTAGCATTATTGTTCAGCGAGTCAGATATCTCTCTTAATGTATCTAGTGCTTGAGGAGCGCCGCCAATTAAATCACCGATTGCTGTAGTAACATATTCTGTTGTTGCAACTTTTGTACTGTTGTCTACATTTGCTTGTGTCGTAGCTGTTACAACTGTGCCTGTTAAATCAAGATTGCCAACGAATGCATAATCATTTGTCAGCGTAGCTGGAGTATCTGTTCTCACCAATCTAGGATCAATTACTGTAGCTGAACTTAAATCTACATTCGCTGTGAAAATATTATCTGCGCTGAACGTTTGGTCTGTATCAAGTAGTGCAACGTTTGCAGGAGTCTGGAATGTTGATCCGCTTAGATTAACGTTGCCAGTAAATGTATAATCGCCAGCTAACGTGGCATCTCTGTCGACTGCAACTACATCAGAAGTTATATCTATAACACCATTAGCTTCTGTAACATATACTCCACTAGTAATATATGTGCTAATGTTTGCGTTAAAATCTGTAATCTGGTTGCTTGTAATTGCTATTGAATTTGTGGTTGCAGACGTTAGTTGTCCTTGCTCGTTAACTACAAATTCTGTAACTTCGCTTACATTAGAATTATACGTTCCTGCAGAAATAGTCGTGTTGCTTATGCTCACAACACCTGTTGCAGAATTATAATCTATTCCAGTAGAATTACTAATGTTTGATCTAACTGCTGTTACAAAATCGTTAACTTGTCCTGAAATAATATCAATCGAAACATTAGTTGATTGTGTTAGTCTACCTTTTTCGTCAACGCTAAATTGTGCTAACTGATCTGCTACTCCATAGCTTCCTGCTGTGACACCAGTGTCACTTAGATCTAAACTAATATCAGACCCCTCAGCTGAAGTATTACTGTTTGTTACTAATATATTAGCAGTATCGGACATCGTCGAAACATAATCGCCGGTGGTATCATCACTTAGAGCAACATTGTCTGATGTAACAGTTGTGGTTAAATCGACACTTAAATTTTGCGAACCGTCAATGCCAACAAATGTTGCACTACCTGCTACATCACCAATTAAATTTAGTGTTAGGTTTCTAGGTGTATTCCAAATATCAGAAGTTGCGGCTGTACCAAAATAGTTTGCTTCTGTTAATGTGTTGCCGCCGCCAAAATACACTGTTGTAGAATTGCTTAGTGTTAAATCACCTACAATACTAGCATTGTTGTTTACAGTTAATTCGCCTGAGAACGTGCCTGTTCCAATAACATCTACATCACCGGTGATGTCTACTGCGCCAACTACTGCTGTGTTAGTTAATGCCGTGTTTCCAACAACATCTAATGTGCCGCCGATATCTGTAGCACCAACAATGTTAGCCGTAGCACCAACTGTGATATCATTTGAGATGTTTACAGTTTGTGCATTAAAATTAATCTCGTCTGTGGTGCCTTGGTAGCCAACTGTTAATGTATTTTCACTGTATTCAAGTTGGATATTACTTACGTCAGAATTGATTTGAAAGTATGCAAGGGAGGAGTCGCTGTCTGCATTAAGTATATATCCGTCAAAATTGTTAACAGTTTCTACAACATTGATTGTAGTGTTGCTAAATGTAATTTCGCCTTTAGCAATTAAATTTCCATCTATGGTTACGTCACCTGCGAAGGTAGTTAGGTCAGTGCTTTCGACTACTAGAGAACCGCCTACAACTAAATTGCCTCTAATATCTGTGCTACCAGCGATGGACGTATTTCCACCAATGTCTGTATTTCCACCGATGTCTGCATTACTAACTATGTCTAAATAGGATTCTCCAGTAATGCCGCCTTTGACTACTAAATTGCCTTCCGGATTTAAATTTGTTTTATTGCTCATTAAATGATTCCGCCTGCATTATAAAGTACTTTCTTTATATAATATGTGTATTTATCTTTTTGATGCGAAAGCCAAAAAAAAGCACTGACCTAAGCCAGTGCTCTCTTTCTTTCCGTAAAAGTTAAATCTTACTGGAATGCAACGTTTGCTAAACTAATAGCATCAACGTAGTCTGCTGCGTTACCCAAAGATGAAGCAGTGTTTGTTAGTTCGATATAACCATAACGTGTCATAAAGCTAACTACTGGCTCAAATGTATTTGGATCCATTACTGGGCCTGTGCTCATTAATGGAATGTATGGGCAGTAGAACGCAGGTGCGTCTGTTTCGCTTGAACCCTTATAACCAACAAGTACCTTAGTACCGTCTGCAGCATAGCTGTCGACGAAAACTTTGATAGTACCGTTTAATGTACCAGCAAGTTTTGTGTTAGTTGGAGCGTCGAAACTACCTTCTGTAGTACGAGCAAATGTGCTTGTGCTTGCAGATTGTAGAACTGTTAACGCTTCTGGGGAAACAACAATGTAGTTACCAGCGCCGCGTCTTGTTCTAGATGCGATTCTGTTAGCTGCTCTGTTGATTTCAATTGCTAATAATGCATGACGATCACCAACGTATGTTGGAGTATAGTCGCTTGCATTTGTTAGAGCGTTGAAGTCTAGTGTCTCACCAGCGCCTGCTAGTGAACGTAAAGAGCCAATGATTTCTTGGTCGATTTCAACAACGATTTCTTGTGCAAGAGCTTGCATAATTTCTGCTTCAACGTCTAGACCGTGCATTGCTTCTGCATCTTGTGCAGCTTCAAAAGTCCAACGTGCGCTTAGACGTCTTGTCTTAGCTTCAACAGTTTGCTTTAATACTTGGATGCTCATCTTGTTACCAGCAGTACCTTCAGCGGTAGCAGTAGCAGATGGACCAGAGTAAGCACTTGCGATTGCGAATGGGCTCAATGCCTCATCGCCTGCATTCACACCCGCTGCAGTATCTGCATAGCGTGTTCTTAATGTGTGAATTTGACCAACTGGGCCAGTCATAGGCTGGACGCCTACTAGCTCGTTAGCGATTACAGACGGCATTACACGTCTGATTAAAGGTAACATTACCTTGTTTAAAGTTGCAATGTTGCCAGCCTGTGATGCACCTGCTGTCGCAGATTCTTGAAGATGTCTTTTAGTATTTTCAAGGACTACGCTAAGAGAACTCTTGCGAGATCCACTTAGACCTTCAAGAAGGGCATCCTTTGTCGCTGACCAATTGCTTTCAAATAAATTTGACATTTCTAAAACTCCTATTATTTGTTTGAAAGTCCGGCTAATTTACGGAGTTGATTGATTTCAATCACTTCCTGTTCAACATCTTCACTGGAAGGCTGAACTGTTTTATTACCAGTGTGTTCTGATGTCACTGATTCTGTTAACGGCTTACGATCTGCTTTTGGTGCTGCACCATCAAGTACTGATGGAAGATACTTATTGAATTGCTTCTCTAAGTCGCTTGTCTTTACACTTTCTAGTAGATCTACCATTATGTCTCTCTTGCTTTTTGCTAAAGGCTTTAACAGAGTGTCAAGTGTTTCCTTACGGTTATACTTGTCTTCTGATATTCTTAGCTTGCTTTCAACTAGCTTGCTAGAAGAAATAGCTTCTTCTGCTGCTTGCTTGCTTTCTGCAAGTTCCTTTTTCATAGCAAGTAGAGATTTTTCTAAATCCTTTACGTCTGAGCTTTCGTTCAAGTAACTTGAGCGGTACTCATTAGCAAATGTTTCAAAAATTCTACGACCAAAGTCGTTTTCTCTTGCTGCTGTGATGTCGTCTTTAAACTGCTGTACATTCTCGCGAACGACAGTGTTAACAACAGTTTCAACTTTGTCAGCTGCACGTTGGATAAAGTCTTTTTTAGCTTCTGCAAGTTGTTTCTTGCCTTCTGCTACCATTTTGACTTTCTGTTCTACAAGTTCTTGCTTGTCTTCATGGAACTCTTTAAGTTCTGTTGACAACTGTTCAACAACAAAATCGTCTAGTTTTGACACATGCTGTTGTACACTTGCTCTTTCGTCACGTAATTCCTTGACTTCTTTAGCAAGCTGTTCTGCTATAAACTTGTCTAACTTTTTAGCGTGTTCACTAACTGCTAGTTTGTAAGCAACTCTTTCTTCTGCAACTGCCTTTTTATCTTCAGCAAGTTCAACCATTTCTGCTTCAACTCTCTCTTTGATAAATGTATCAACAGCTTCTACAATAAGTCCTTTGTCATGTTCATAACGTTGAGCAAATTCTTCACGTAGTTCAGATGCAAGTTCCTCACGAGCTTCGGCAAGACGACTTTCCCAGGCCTCAAGAATACTTGAACGTGCTTCTTCATTAAGCTCGCTCGATTCAATCAGGTCTTTAAAGTTTACTGCCATAGTAGTCTCCTACCTCTTGTTTAATTCGTTGATAAAATCAACGATTTGTTTACTTAAATGCTTTTCAGCTACACTACTTTTGGTGTGTGTATAGTCTTGTGCGATATCATGTATAATGCTACCGCCTCTCATGTTAAACAAAGACTCATATATTGTCTTTGGATATGCATTTGGGGCACTAGGCTGAGCAACGATATCTACTGTAACAATATCAAAATCAGATACACGACCTGATTCGTTTACGTTACCGCTACCTCTACTACTTACGCCCAATTTTGCGCCGCCTTTTAATAATGATCTCGCAATATTACCCATCGGAGTATCAATAATTTTTAACTTACCTAATCCGTTAGAGCCATCACAATGCATTTCTGTAATAATGTGGCTGACTCTATCTAGATTAATTTGCAACTCTTCAGGGTGATCTAACTCACCCATCACAGTTTCACCTTCTGAAAGCCTACTGTTAACGCTTTCAACAGCACGTTGAATCTCATCTTTAGGATATACTCTACCGTTTTGGTTTTGTACATCACCTTCAATGAACAATCCAGCCATAAACAATTCTTTACCGTCCGAAGATTCTAGTAATTCGATCTTACTAGCTGCAGGACTCATGAATTCATATAACTTACGCACTGTAATCTCCTAATAACTTAAAATTAGGCCTTCTTAGGCTCAACTTTAATATTGTCAGTTGGTGTATGATCTTTTGCAGATGCGCTTTGGTCACCCATGCCACCGTCTTTTGCTTTGACTGGGCCTTGGTTTCCGTTCTTTACCTGTGTTGGCTTTGGTGCTTTAGTGAATGGTGATTCACCTTCGCTGTCGCCGCCTTTTGGTTCTGCAACTTTGTCAGATAATTTAGTAGCTTCTTCAACAACTTCTTCGTCGTCCTCTTCAACAACTTCCTCATCTAGGTCATACTCGATGCTTTCTTCTTCCATTTCAGGTGCTTCCATGTCCATGTCCATGTCCATTTCTGCTTCTTCGCCGTCTTCGGAATCACTGTCGCCCATTAGCTTTTCGAACTCAGCTCGTAGGTCTTCAAGCTCGTCTTCTAATTCGTCGACTTTATCTTCTAGTGCTTCGTCGCCGCCAACATCTGCATGATGATCTTCTTCTTCACCATCTTCGTCGTCTGCAACATCAGCCATCATATCGTCTTCTGGATCAGCTTCGTCGATAATTTCACTTACTTCTGCGAAATCTTCCTCAACTGCTTCTTCCTCTTCTGAATCAACAGCTTCTTCAACTGCTTCCTCTTCGTCTTCATCTTCGTCTTTAGATTCTACTACTTCATCTTCATCTAAGATACGCTCGTACTCGGAACGAGCAGTTTCGACGACATATTCGTGAAGTAGCTCTTCGGCACGCTCGTTATCTTCAGCAAGTAGGAATTCTAAAACTTGTTCTAGTTTACTGCGTTCTGACATTTTGAGCTCCTTTAAAAATTTTTGTATATCATCGCAAGTACAGATGTTATACTGTACTTTTACTTATATAGAATGTGTATTAAATACCAAAAATAGGCAAAAAAACCCTACTTTTTGGATTGTGTGGGAAGTGTATAAGAGTATTTATCTAAATGATAGCATACCGATCAATATGTTCTACTAATTGTCTGTAGTATCCTTTATGGGCTTCGCCGCTCAAATGATGACTCATGTCATTTCCGGGAGAACCTATTAGCTGATCGCCGTATTTTTCAGTATCAATGTGCAAATACTCTGCAATACCGCCGAATACAAACTCGCTTGGCTGTAAATCCCACTGATGACTGTTGTCAAAATCGAAGCAATCATCGCTTGTTAAGTCAGGCTTTGTGTCGTATGCTTCTGCCCATTCGAATGTATTAGGGGAAAAAATAACTGTCTTATTTAACGTTTTAAGTTTATATAAGGCACACTGTAGTGTATAAAAGTCTTTGTGTTTCTCGACATCTGCGTCATAAAAATGCAAAAAATAGTCTCTAAACACCCTATGATTTTGTTCGTTAAAAGAAAAATTTAACGAATCCTCTGCGGCACCGTTGTAAAACGGGTTATCTGTTAATTTTAAATCTATTTGCTCATCAAATATACTGCCAATGCTATTACTGTGCACTGATTTATTTAAATTACCTAATAAATTTTTATGATTATAACGTTCTCCGTTCAATACAGGCAGTTCAACACGAGTTGCTGTAGTTGCATTGATTAAGAAAATATCTGCATCGTAATCTCTTATTGCTTGATATATTTGCATAGCAACAACGAAATTAGAAACGCCAGGTAAAGCAAAATTTTTATACTCTAGGTCATAATGATCTGCAACTAACTGCCCGAACTCTATCCCTGGTACGTTTGGGTCTCTTGTGCTCCAGCTACAGCCGCATACAGCTAATTTTTTATTTGACACTAGATTGTGTCCGTTTGTGCGGGTCTTGCATACATTACAGCGGCAAATTTAGCCTTTTCTATGTTTTCGGATTTTTTTAGCTCACGATATTTGCGTAATTTGTTCAATGCTTCTAATGTAAACACTGGTTTTCTAGTATCGCCAGGACCTTTAGACACAGATTGGTCATTTTCTGGTTCATAAAATTCATTTAATCTCATTATATAGCTCCTCCTTCTGGTGGCAACCCTGTACCAGCCGCAGGATCAACCGGAGAATCAATGTCTAACGCTGGATCTGGTATTTCTTCATCAGGTATAGGAGTATCTAAGTCTACATCAGGCGTAGCTGACGGTGAAACTCCCACATTTCGTAGTCCTAAGTTTTCTGGAGTTGCATCTCCAGCGGTATACTGGTTTTCCATCTTCCAATAATACTCGTTGTCTTTCATTTCTTCTTCTGTGAGTCCTAAATATTTCTTTAATTTAAACTGCTGACTCAAATAAGGCACTGCTTCCAACGATCCAAACAATTGTGCACGTTGTGTGTCCAAATCCAGCTCTCTGTAACTGCTAAAGTTTTGTGGTTTTGTAAATTCTACATTAAATGTGCTGTGTTCAATATTAACACCTTTCCATTCTAGGAACTTTTTGAATTCTTCGTCTAAGTTTCTGATAATTTGCTTTTGTAAACGTTCGCAATACTTAGAAAATCGATGTTCTTGGATAAATGCAACGCCTACTTTACCGTCATTGTATTGTGCTGAGCCGTCATCTGGTCC